GATATATTCTATACCACCTTTTACAGTACCACTTGCTCCGTTGTTTTTTTGAATTTTTATTAATCCCATAATTTCTAATCTTTAAAATGTTAATAATTATACAGTTGATTTTAATAACACGAAGTTATTAGCTCCCTGTACACAAAGTAATCTTTCAGATAAGAAATGGATTTGCATTGCGTCTAAACCAGATGTAGCAGCTCCTACAGAACCTACAACCCATGTTTTCATTCTTCTATCGTCAGCCTCAGAAGCTCTATATCTTACGTGTAAGAAAGGTCGTCTGATGTTTGAACCTAATAGTTGATCGTAAACAGTTGATGTTCCAGCAGGAATTAATACTCCGTCGATGTCTCCAATGTTTCCTCTAGTTGAAAAATCATTTAGATATTTCCAATCAGTTTTGTAGAAATCATAAGAACCTCTTCTAAAACCAGAGAAACCAAAGTTAAGCGCCATATCTTCTTCGTTGTTAAATAAACCGTAAGAAGCAGCTCCAGTTGAAGCATATGATCCGTTCATAGCAGCAATCATATCATCAAAATCTAAAGCAGTTTGTCTTGATAAGAAAAGCATGTTTTCTTCAATAGCGCCTTGTGTATCTAATTGCTTAAGGATAGTATCAAAATCTCCTAATGCACCAGCTCCAGGAGCAGCAGCACCAGCAAAATCATTATATACATTACCTCTATCTTCGATAGCAGCAAATAAACCTTCAGAACCATCTAAAGAAACACCACCGCCACCTTTTTTCTCAGCTTCAACCATTGCCATTTCAAGATAATCTTCAAATCTCAACCTTGTTTCAGACTCGGCTTTTAGATACCATAAGTACCCAGATGTACCATCTTCAGTAGCAACTTCAACCCATCCAATTTGAGCTGTATCAGAACCACTTACTTCATAGAAGTCTTTGATTATAATTGGCTTATTTGAAAACTGCTTAAAATCCGGCTGAATAGCGGCAACATTAGCTTCAGTGTTTGCTAATCCTGAATTAACAGATTCCATACCTTGAGTACCTTTTCCAAATTCAGAACCATATACAAATACTTTAGCAGCATTTGCAGCACCAGCTAAAGAAGTCATATCAGCTACTTTATATGTTGCAACAGTAACAGTTGATGTTCTTGGTGGTCCAGCTGCAGCAGCAGTTACTCCAGTAACTCTACCTTTTAAAGTTACTAATCCTTCTGAAATAACAATTGTAGAACCTACTCTAATCATACACTCTTTACCAGCTTCAACAGGAACTGTAATATCAGTATTATTAGCAGCGATTGTACAACCATCATAAGCAATGTGTAATCTATTTTGCTCAGACCAAATTAATTGATCAGATGACATAGGCATTTCAGCGCCTACCATTCTCAAGAAACCTTGTAAAGTTCGGTTTCCGTATCTTTCGACTTCTGCTTCATACAATTCCGGTAGGTATTGTTGAGCAAAAGAATCACTATCTCCAGCACCGGCACCACCGTTAAACGACAAATAGTTTGTGTCTAAGGCTTGTTTTTTACCAGCTGGAATTAAGCTTGGTGGAAATGCTCCACCTGTTGCAAAACTCATAATTTATATTTTTAGTTTAAGTTATTTTTTTATTGTTTTTATTTTTAACTTAGAACTATTAGCTCCTGATATTGCTCTTACTTTTAATCCATTAATATAAACATCTCCAGCATTAGCAGCAGTCTGCCTAGCATCTTCTGTTATATTTTTAGATTTAGCAGTCATATCTTTAATAGCATCGGATTTACCTTGCTCATAAAAATGACTAGCTATAGTATCAGCGTTTTCAGCAGCATAAATGGCTTTGTGATAACCAGCATAATCTTTGACTTCCCCTTTATTATCCAGGAACTTCCCAACAAGATTAGTTAAGTCAGATTGGTTTTTAGCTACATTTGTGGTATTAGCAACTTTAAACCTAAACTTTTTTTCTCCAACATCAAAATTAAAACCTTTAAATTCTTTGTTGAAAAAGCTGTCGGTTCTTTGTTTAAACCTTCCATGTTGCTCTTGAACCATTTTCTGTTCTTCGTTGTACCTATTGAAAAAGTCAGTTGCTTTTTGTTGTTCTTGAGTAGCGCCCGGTCTCAACTTGATCTCGTCGTAATACTTCTTTTTCGTTTCCTCCAAAAAGCTTTTGGCTTTAGCAATTTCTTCTTTATAAGCGAGTTTTTTCTTTCTTATGTCTCGCTCTTCATCGACTTCTTCGTCATAATTAAAATTATCTTCCATTAAAAACTTAACTTCTTCATAATCTAAATGTGGACGTGTTTGTCTGTAATATTCTTCTAGTAGTTTATTATTATCTACATTAGAGTAATCAGCATTAATTCTAACATAGTCTTCAACTGTTCCACCTGTTTCTTCCATAAACTGAACTAACTTCTCTATATTTTCTGGAAGTTGTCTTTGTTCTACGACAGGTTCAGTAGTTTCTTCAGCTACTGGTTCTTCATTTTTTTCTTCTTCTTCAGTAATCTCACTTATAGTAATTACTTCTTCTTCTTTTTCTTTACCTTCTCTGGAAGGTTCTTCAACTGTTTCCTGCTTGTTTTCTTGAGGAACTTCTTCGCTAACTTCGGATCCGTCGCGAACAGATACCTCATCTGTCTTTTGCTCTTCAACGGCATCTTCTTCTTCTTTTTTATTTAAATCTACTTTAAATGTTTCATCTTGTGAAACAAGTTTTCTTGGTCTTCCAGGTTTTTTCTTAACCTTAAAAGAACCTTCTTCTTTTACTTTTTCTGACATAATATAATATAATAGTTAATATAAAATTACTTAGGGCCAAATTGCTCTAAGCCAAATCCACCCATAGTATCATTACCTGCGGATTCAAAGTTCTTAGGTAATAAATCATTTTTTCTTTGATCTATTAACTCAGATTGTTGTGTTGCTTGTATTTTTGTTCTTTCGTCTTTACGATCTTCTTTAAATTTTTCTTCATCTACTTTTGCTCTTCCTTGAGCTTGAGTTAATTGCATATTGTAATTAAACTCTAATTCCATTAACTGTTGTTTAACTTGAGCTTCTCTTTCCATTTTTTGTATTTCAAAATCAGCTTTAGCTTTTTCAAGTTGCATTTTTTGTTCAGTTAACACTTGTTGTTTTTGCGTTTCAGCTAAAGCAGCAGCTTCAGTAGTTTGTGCATTTGCTTGCGCTTGTGCTTGTATATTAGCTTGTTGTGCTTGCTGATCTCTTGTAGATTTATCTTTTCTACGTTTCTTTAGCATTTGATTAGCTAGCTTTAAATTACTAACTTCTCTAATATCAATAGCATCTTCTAGATCTATTTGTCCAGCTTTTAAAGCTATTTGTATATTTTGCTCTAGTATTTGTTTCTCTTCTTCATCTGGTTCTAACTCTAAGAATATACCAAAGTCATGCATATTTAACTTAGAAAGCTCATCTAACGTTCCTACATTATACCTAGATATACTTTGCATTAACGATTGTCTAGTCATTGGAAACATTAAAGCATCAGCTGCTCTTAGTGATATATTTTCACAAGTTTTTAAAGTTAAATATAAACTTGCTTGTAATATATGCCTAGTTGCTGTATTAGAATTAGCAGCGGCTAATTTTTGTAAACCTACTAAAGCAAACTTATCTGGAGTACTACCGTCTCTTGCTTCATTAAGTCCAGTTACATCTCTAATCATTTTAAGATAATACTCATAAGTTTGTATAAGTGATTGTATCTTACCCATACCACTTGAAGTAGAAAGCTCTTGTATTGGTACTTTACCAGGATTAGGTCCACCATCTTGAGTATATGATCTACCTACAAGACTACCAGTTTGGAAGTACATGTTTAAAGCTTCAGCTGGATTATAATTAGTACCATTACCTAAATCAACTTCTGCAAGTCCGTCAACATCCATAAACACACCATCTGGCACTACTCTTGACATTACTTGTTGCAACTTTAAATGTGTTAATTGTATCATATCAGCAAATGTAGTAATTCTACTTACTAATGATTCAACACGTCCTTTATATAATCTTGGTGCTACTATACTATAATTCATATTAACTCTAGTAGTATCAGCAGTAGGCCTTGTCATATTAGGGCATAAAGTCCAGTTTAACATTTTTTCATGGCCTAGTATTTTAGCGCCTCTATATAATGTTTCTATTGATCTATAAGCTTTTTTAAAGTTATCGTTTTCAGGTGCTTCTAAAAATACATCTTGTTTTTCTAAAGTTTTTTCAAGTCCTGAAGCAGTTTCTTTTATTTTAAATACTTGGTTAGTATAAGTTTTATATTCAAAATATAATACTTGTATTGTTTGATCATCATACCTACCATTAAAATTCCTAGTATATGTAGAGTTACCAGGGTATTTTTGTATTTCTTCTATATCAGCTGGTGTTAAATCAGGGAATTGTTTTTTAAGTTCTGGCAAGCTAATTGATTTAACTTCACCTACATAATATAAATCTTCAAAGTTTGGATCATCTGTATATGAATAAACTAAATTAGAAGGATCTACATAATCTATTTCAATACCATTTGATCTATTAAAATTAGTTTTAACACAAGCAATACCTATTACAGTTAAATCATAATTTAATCTTTTTCTAATTAAATCATATCTATTATAGTCTAACACTTGATTTATTACTTCTTCTTCAGCAACTTCTATAGCATCTTTATAATCCATTTGCATGTGAAGCTGTAGATCTTCTTCACTTTCCATTTCTAAACCTTTACCTTGTGATTTAGAAACATCTAACCCTGTCATTTGCTGTATTTGGTTGATAAGATCTTTCTGCATCATATCTCTTTGTAAAGCTTCTGCATAAGCAGTTCTTTTCATAATAGACTCAGGATCTTGAGCAAATGCTTTTATATCATAGCTTCTTTGAGACATACCATTTACAACTATATCTACAAACTTAGGTATTACAGGTATTGGTTTCCAATCAAGATTTAAGTAGCTTAAGTCACCATTTATAGACAGTTCATCTTTGTATTTTTGCACAGATTGTTCACCTCTAGCATATAACCTTAGTCTATGGAAATTGTTGTAATTAGTATTGAATCTATCATAACGGCCTCTATCATTTCTAAACCACTCATCTTCAATAGCTCTAGCAACACGTAAACCATATTCATATGTAGCTTTTTCTGCATCAGGTACGACCTGACTAGGAAAAGAACTTGTAGTGTTTGCGTTTGGAATTATATTCATTTATTTTATTTTTGAAACATAACCTGTGTTATCATATCTTTTTATGCCTAAATCAACATATTTTTTTAATCTTTTTGCTACTGGCGTATATTTGTTTTTATTACAAGCCATAATAGCTAATCCTGAACTTATAGAAGCATCATGCTTAGTTCTATTGTTTATATTAAACTTAGCCCAGTCTTCTAATGTTTTTTGATGGTACATATCACCATAACCAGTTTCTTTTAATCCTACGTATGTTTCTATATAAGATTCAATAGCAGCAGCGTGTGCTTGTTTAGTATCTTCACTTGTGTTTGGTATACCACCTATTTCTTTTTCTGTTGGTGATAATTTATTCCAAACTTTATCAGGACGATTCATTGAGTAAGCCCTATAGCCTCTTCGTTTTAAATAGTATAAAAACCTAGGTTTGTTATTTTCAGCTAGTATTGGCATGCCATAAAAAACCATTGCCATAAGTACGTCTTCAAAAAATATCTCAGCTGTTTGTGGCCTTGATATGTATTCTAAAAAGAAATGATTAGGCGGTGCGTCTTCCATTGAAAACTTAGTTAAACCGTGCAATGCTCCATTAGAACCTTTACCATCTACAGTACCTGATATATCATAACTATCTAAACCAAAAGCACCAATGTGTTCATTAGCAGGGTGTTTAACACCGTTTTTAATAAAGTTTAAGTTTTGTAAGTTAGCTGGTGGCACCCAACTAATTTTAAACCTGCCATCTCTATTAGGATTAAATATAACTTTAGTATCTTTAACACCATTTTGCCATTGAAAACTACCAATTGTAACAGCTGCAGTATTATTTAACTCTGCATTAAAATCAATTTGTTCGTATATCTTAGTTAAGTTAAACAAACTGTCTTTAGTTTCGTCTCTAAAAGCATGTGCTTCAGTTCTTGGAAACTGCCTATAATATTCATTTAAACTGTCAGGATCTTCTTTTAAACCTTCAACTTCGTTTTCCCAGTGCTCAATAACTCCTGTTGTAATTTCATAACCATCAACTCCTTTGACTGCAGCTTTGTTTCTAATGAATACAGGTAGTCCATAAGTATCGATGAATCCTTCGTAGTTCCACTCCATAGGAATGAACAAGCTATAGAGCCCAGAAGATGTT